CTGATCCTTTAGCTTGTCCATTGCATCTTTCTGGTCTTTAGCAGCTTTATCTCTTTCATCTTGTCTATCTTTTAGCATGTCTCGAACATTCTGTTCGCGTTCTGCTGCTTTTCTTGCTGCCTCGCCTTCCATCTTCGAAATCACTGCTTCTCCTGCTTTTTTCATAGCATCTTCTTCAGCAGCCGCCGATGCGGATAATTGAACGTGGTTTACAGCATCGATAGATACGCCCGGTATTTTGTTCAGTAGGTTAATAAGGTCGTTGATGTCGTCTATGCACGCATTTATGAAGTCTTCAAGGATTTTCAGCGATTTAGTCTTCATCCACATGAACGCATTTACTACACCGAAACCAACTTGTGCAAAGAAAATTGGTACTTTATCGAAAAAACCGAGAATTGCATTCCACGCTCGCATAAAGCCAGCGGCAAACTTATCATTCGTCTTCCACAATTGGTTGAGCCATACTATTAGGCCGATAATTGCTGAGACAATGAAGATAAATACATTAGCCTTCATGGTTGCGTTAAGCCCTTGCCAAGCCATACGGAGCCCGCCTACTGCCCACGTCTGAGCAAATATAGCCAATGTACTCGTCCCTGTTGCAACAGCCTGTATACCTTGCGCAATTGCTTGTGCCTTTGTTACAACTAACCATGCTCCAAACGCTGCAGCAATACCCCATATAATTGGCTCTATGGTTATCCAATTTGCCTGAAAGAACATTACGATATTACCAGCGCCTACGATAATCTCGTTGAAAATTGGAAGTATCATTCGGAGTCCAGCGGCAAGCGAATCTAACACAGTGCTAAATGCATCGCCCACACCTTCAGCAGCAAGCCCCTCATAGAAATCTATCCATATCCCTTCAATCTCTGACAAAAACAATTTAATCTTTCCGGCCGTAGTGGCATTCATGATTGCAGCCATTTCAGCAGCTGCTCCACCAGAGTCCTTCAAATCTTGAGTGAATTTATTCAGCGCAGCTGGCCCTGCTTTGATTACGGATAACCACGCCGTCGCTGCTTCTGTACCGAATATTCGTTGTGCTGCTGCTAGTTTGTCTCCATCAGCAAGCCTTCCAAAAGCAACTGACAAATCACTTACAATTGTATTGACATCTTTCATGTTTCCGTATGCGTCGATAAAATCAACGTTCAACTTGTCTAAAGCCATTTCCGCCCTTGCCTTAGGATCGGCCATTCGCAAGAATCCAGCACGCATTGATGTGCCTGCCTGTGATGCTTTGATACCACTGTTTGCCATAATTCCGATTAATGCTGAAGTTTGTTCAATCGATGCTCCAAAGCTCTCAGCCACAGGTGCGACGTACTTCATGGTTTCACCCATCATAGTAACGTTCGTATTAGATTTTGTTGCCGTATACGCAAATACGTCCGCTACATGAGTAGCTTTTTCGGCAGATAGACCAAAACCAGTCATTGTATCAGATACGATATCCGCCGTTCGTGCTAGATCCTCACCTGAAGCTGCAGCTAAGTCTAATAGTCCAGGCATACCAGCTATTATTTGATTTGCTTCCCATCCAGCCATACCTAGGTACTTCATGCCATCAGCAGCCTCAGAGGCGCTAAAAACAGTCGTCTTGCCGAGCCGTTTGGCCTCATCGCTGAGAGCCTTAAATTCCTCGGGAGTTGCCTTAGTAATAGCTCTTACGTTAGCCATGCTCTGTTCAAAGTTTTTGAACATCTCAAATCCACTGCCCAGCATACCTGTTACAGCGCGAAATCCAGCATATGCACCAATGAATCCCATTACTTTCTTCGCTAGATCATCCGCCGATGAAGAACCGTTTTTAAGTTGCTGATTGAATTCACTTTGCTTTTTGGTACTCTGTTCAATTGGCGCCGGCATGCTCTGTATGGCAACCTCAACAGAACGTATACTCTTTCTTGCAGCTTCCATTCTGGAAGTGTCAAATGACTTACCCATCGTAGATTGCATGTCCGTCATCGTGGACATGGTCATATTCATTGCGCCTGTAATTTGCTTAAGCACCGAAGTCATATTGTCATGCAACGCAAGACTTGATTCGACTGTCGCCATCCACTCACCCCTTTAGGGCATGAAAAAAGCGCCCCTTTCGGGACGCTCGCATACTCGTTTATTTAACTTTATTGAAGATATCAATTGCTTTTTCGCTCTTGGACTCAAGAATGAACTTACCATTTTTCGTCCATTCTTTCATTTGCTCGTAATTCTTTATTACTTCGTCCAAATCCTTTTCAGAAGAATACTCATAGATTGCCGCCTTTTTACCGTCAACCTTAAATAACACTCCATCTTTCGCTTCGATCATCGAAAATACTGGTTTTTCTTCTTTATTAATCTCGATCCCTTGATCTGTATATGCTTTAACAAAATCGTCTAGGGTGAGTTTGCTTTCAGGTGTTGAAGAACAACCTACAAACAAAATAGAAAGAATAACTAGTGATATGATAACAGTGTACTTTTTCAATGTTACTTCCTCCCTATTGGATAAATATAGTATTGCTACCATAGTACCAAATAAATGATAGGGAGGAAAGCTATTCTACTTTTTCTTTCGCGCTTTCGCAGCTCTCTTTTCTTCTTCCACTCGAACGTCGATCATTGCATAGACAGCTGCGCGTTCAGGCGGTTTCAATGCCATCATTTCATGTGGAAGGATCTTTAGTTTATGAAGGGCGTAGTAGGCGTAATGAGCCTCTGGATCGCCCTCCTTTATTAGTTTTTTACTTCTTCGACAAGATCCTGTTCAGATTTATCGAAACCATTCAATCCTTGTACTGCCTGCAACAACGTTGTATATTCCCCAGGAAGCAACATTTTTTTCAATAAATCTTCAGCCCCCATAACTCCGTATGATTGCTGCAACTCGGCATTCTTCAAATCAGGATAAACAACGCTTGATGTAATCAACTTGGCTGTATATGCATTGAAGTCGATATCTTGTGTAACAACACCCTTGTTTTTGATTTGCTTAGTTGCAGCTTTCCGACACTGTTCATTTTCCTGTTCAGTCATGCTGCGGATTTCCCATTCAATACCTTCGCCTTTTTCATCTTTGAATCGATTGGATACGACCAACTTTTCTGTTACCTCTACCTCTGCGTTTTGCGCGAAAAATGCACTCAATGTACTCATCTATATATTCCTCCTCTATTATCCTAACGTTGGGGTTTTGAAGCTATCTTGCATCTGTACACCTTCGAAAGTAAAATCGATGTCTTCTTCCATTGCATCACTGTCGGTATCAAGTTGCGCGATAACAATCCCGTCAAGGTTTACTCCCGTCAGAATTATCGTTTGTTTACCTATACTGGATGACGGATCATCATTCGTGATTTGGATATCAAAATAGGTATCTATACCTTTGTTGATGTAATCCAACATCATCTGTCGGAACGTTGAGGTGACATAGTAAATAGTCATACTTCCACTTCCGTTCCAACCAGTAGCTTTGTTCTGAGTCCCGCGGCGACCAAGTGTTTTAATTTCTGACTTCTCTTTTTCGATTTTTGCTTCAATGGATTTTACATAGAACATTTCCTCATAACGACCATTTATGATGGCATACGCTCGACCTTCTTGACCGTTAATCGTATCCTTCGCTTGCAAGAAACCCATCTTACTTCACCCTCACTTTCATGTAGATTTTCTCGATAGCATCTACTGGCTGGACAGCTAGCTCACAATACACCGAGTCAACCTCATTTCCTGGTAGCACTGACACATCCGTCTGTGCATCAAAGTTTTGAATTGCAGCTATGTTTTGTAATGTGATCAGATAATTAGTACATTCAGCACGGAAGAGTGAGCGTCCATCTGCGTTGTTGTTCACCTTCCCGATGTAAGAGCGCTCGAAGATGCGTTTCAGGTCATTCCCGATGCTGTCCAACACTCGAATGACGCGATTCTTCCCGAACTGTTTACCCTTTTCAGGCGTGTAGGATGTAAAGGTATTGATGTCCTGCTCTACGATTGCGCGCCCGTTGTTTGCGACAAAAACCAACTCGCCGCCGATAAGCGCCGCCTCAATCTGTGAGTTTGTGTATCTCTTATCTACATCAACCGCATCGTCATACGCCGTGTATGTTAGAGATTCGTTCACATTGGCCGCGGCCGTAGCAGCTGCAACCCATGCCGTAGCCTGTGCAGCGGTCAGTGTTGTTCCGTCTGTCAGAACGACACCATTTTTAACGCTTATCACGCCTTCATAATCCGCCGTAGGATAGTTTTCTAGGGCGAGCTGGGCCTTTACCCCTTCCTTCTCTCTTAAGCGCTTCACGAACGAAGCGTAGACGGATTTGAGGCTGTTGTCTGTGCTAGGCAATGCCATAGCATTCCATTCATGTACTTCGATTGCCTCAAGGTATGTTGTGTGGTCTTGGTTCGTTGTCGTGCCATCTGCGCCGCCTGTAAGAGGAGCACCAGCCGTAACATCCAAGTCGCCGCTGCCGCTGAATACTACGAACGAATTCTCTTTCAAGTCTTCTGCTTTCTTAGCGAGTTGCAAATTCACGGCTTGTCCAGCGAATACCGTTGTGACATCATAGATCGTATCATCATCAATATTCTTTTGAATGATGATCTTGATATCATTACCTCGGACTCCGCCATATTTCGCCGTGGCCGTCAGTGTACCTGCTGTGACCTTTGCCTTTGTTCCCTCATTCAACCGATATAGAAGCAACGTTTTTGCACGTTTAAATGCTTCACGTACTAACAGAAGCTGCGGTGCTGTGATGTCATAACCAAGCAGCTCACTTACGTTATCACCCGCATTAAGAGCCAGCACTTGCTTTGCAGGCCCCCAACTGAGCGACAGCGGCATTGTAACTATTCCGCGTTCACCGACAGCGCCTACCGGCTTACCTTCGCCTACAAAATTGATATATACGCCCGGTCTTGTCTTGTTCTGCGTCGTCCATGTTCCTCCTGGCATTATCGAGCCTCCTTCTTTTCAAAGTCCTTGACCAGCTTCTCTGCTTGCTCTATGGTGTATTGCTGGCTTTCTACCAGCAGCGCATCCAATATGTCTTTATGGACGTTAGAAAAGCGCTGAGAGCCTAATATTTGTTCCTTGGTATATGTTGTTATTGTCTTACTCATTTGATCGCTCCTTTTTGTTCAAGGTGCTTCATAACAGGTTCATCCTTCTTCTCCCGTAGAACATGGAAATCATAATCGACTTTGAAATGCAGGATGCCGTCTACAATTTCATGTTCCATATTCTTGCCTCGGCATGGGCTGCCGGCCACCTCAATATACTCCATGTGATCCAACAGACTCTCCGCCACTTCGAACATTTCTTCATTCGCATCTACCTGCGAAAGGGGGAAATAGTGAATATCGAATGAATGATATCGGCTATATCGCCGCCCCTGCATTCGATCCTGCGTTACCGGAAAAAGCTTCACAAAAAAACAAGGCTCTTCAAGGCCCTGTTTTATCTCTTCGCCGTATATATCCATGTCCGGGAAGTGCTTCGCCAATGCCGATATGACGCCGCTACGGACATCGTTAACCGTTACCATCGTCACCATCCCTTCGAGCAGGACGTCCGTTCATAATGTCATTTAGGAGTTGCGTTTGTCTCTTTTGCAAATACTTCGGCAACTCCCTTTCTATTTCTTTCATGCTGATTGCCATCATGAACTTACCTTCCACCCATCCTCCCTTTTCACCGACCTGCATACCCGACTTGGCGCTAGGATCATATACAAATGTATTGCCATCCCAATATCCAGGTACCCAATGAGAACGGAACCCGTTTTCAATAAACGAAGCGTACTCAGTGTTATTGAATATTTCCACAACAAACGTATTACCACGCCGCTGCACCCTACCAACCTGCCATGCGCGCCATAACTGTCCGTTATTCACCGGTGTACGCTTCTTAATCTTCTTATCGGCTCTGTAGGCCATCTCCATAATAAAGTCCCGTATGAAGCGTTCTATGACTCTCTCATCAGTTGCTTTTTTAAGAGTGTCAGCGAATTGTTTGAACTCTTTCATATCAAACTTGCCCCACTTACCCATTATGCCTTGTCCTTTCGCTGCAAAATAATCTCTTGGTGCGTTGGATAAGGAAATGGTTCGCCTGCCTTGTATGTCGTTTTGGTATGTCCTCTCGTCACTTCCACTGTGTCGCCCTGCATAATCACCAACTCAGGCGCAATAAACAGTTTCGTTTCATACGAGATTTCATTCTGTGCCTCGCGCTGTCCGTTCACCGCTAATGCCTTTTGAGAGATGCGGCAAGGTTGATCAACATATACGGGTGCCAGTTCATTCTTGGTTTCGCCGTTCGGCTTCTTTACTTTCCCGTACCGGCTTATGGTAGCCTTGTCTTCATATGTTTTCTCGAGTCGTTTCCGATATCGTTTGTAATTAACCAACTCTACCACCTCAATCTGCGATAGCGGTTCAGATCGACACGATAATTTAGCACCACATCGTCAAGTACGGATTTAGAGGTATTCGTTACACCGCCGCGTATAGCTCCATTGCCCACCTGAGTATCACCAATCTTTACATTGCCTTCGTCACCGACCGAATCTGCTATTTCTTCCACATTAGGCAGTTCTATTCGTACCACATCCATCGTCATCGATGCCCATACAAATTTAAGCCCATCCGGAATTGCTGAGATATTACAATAGTGCTTAATGCGATACCCTATCTCGTCAATGTAGGTGCCGATCATTTCCTTGTGTTCATCGCTCGTCAAACCTAATCGCCCTTTTACAATCGGCCAGATATCCGCGGTTGTCATTAAGGCACCCTCCTACTGCTGGATAACTCCAGCCCTCACCAGTTCATCATAATCGGTTGCTTGAATATCCGTTTCTTTCCCAGCCGGATACCGCTCACCTCTGTACTTCACATACGTAGTCCAAATTACTGTAACTAGTTCAGTGCTATTTTTGTCTGCTTTTCGTGCCAACTTCACATCCCCCTTTCTAAAAAAGGAAGGAGAGGCGATAGCCTCCCCGTTAAGCTACTTTTGCAATAAAGATAGTGTCGATAGCTTCAAACGATGGCAAGACGATTTCTGACACGATTGTTTCAACGTTCACTGGATGAGGTTGTTTAATCGTTGTGACCGCCACGCCAAGATTAATAATAGACACGTCCGCCACTTTACTACCTGCCAGTAGGTCTGATTCTTCTGGTGTTGTACCATAAAATGTGTTGCCAAGATTGCCGTCAGGGAAAAGTGTGAAATGATCATCTGGGTAGAACAAGTGTGAGCTGCCGTCTTGCAAAGCATATTTTTTATTGTAAACAGCAACTTTCAGCCCTAGCTTCGTCTCGAGATATTGCTTCATCATCGCGTCTGTCATGATGATATTTTGTCCACCGAGTGGGTTCATATCTTTACGAATAGCAACGTTACCCAAGATATAATTCCATGTTTTACGTGTGCAAGTTGCATTTGTTGGTCTGACGCCAGTGTCATCCTCAACAAGATCCTGCCATCTTTTAATATCACCGACGATATCAGCATCAGGATGCGTCCATTTATCAGTATCTGTTGCCAGTGTTTCCTTATGAGAAGCAGGCATTTTATAGTCATAATCATAAGCCAAACGATTGGCACTGATACTAATCTTTCCTGTTGAAAGAAGCTGCATAATCATTCTTTCAGGCACTACTTCCGCACCTTTCACAAGGGTAGAAACATCATCATAAATCGCGTTAATCACAGGCATGATGAGCGCTTCATTTTGAGATGCAGCGAGTTTGTTCAACTCCTGACGGTCTTTTTCACCGATCTTCATAGATTCGCGGAAGAAAGGCATCTCAGTGTCAATTTTGCTGAATCCAATTCGATCACGTAGCGTTGCTTTCGCGTCGAACTCGGACGGCATCAACTGAACAGGCAAACCGCGTGATCCCTTGATCCATGAGAGATCAAGACCAAGCTGTTTCTTCGCCGGGAACAGTGTTGCACCTAAGTAAGGAATTGTGTTTGATGGATTAGCAAGGTAATATGTCGAAATGTTTTTCGCATTTACAAGGTCAAAAATAGTTGGCATTTGTTATCCCCTTCCCGCCATTAGGCGATAAATGTAATTTGCTTTAAAGCTGTAATTGCTTCAGCTGTAGGTGCTTCTGGAAGTTTGTTCGTATCAATATATCCATGAATCAGCAACGCACCTGCGGCAGGGCCGTAAGTAACATCTGTGTCATTGAACAAAACACCTTCTGATGTTGCATCATTAGCTTTCACGGCATGTTTAGTAGAATCGGACAATACACCGCCGCCCAACAGCGTACCCGCAGGAACAATCTTTTTTCCATCAGCGTTTGCTTTAATACCTGCATCACTCACCGTTACGGTTAAGTTCACGTAATGATCAGGAAATTTCAAAATCTCTTTTTTG